TTTTGTTAGCACCTTTTCCTTCGGTGATAACCTGTACGTTTGTTACTTCTTCTGTAATGAGTTTCATTTTAGATGTTAAATGCGACGGGGGCTCCAGTTACAGTACCACCAGTTGCAGTTACTGCGGCACCAATATCTTTTTCTACAATTTCACTACTTAAAGGAAGCAGCGTAATAGATGCTGCTACACTATTTGCAATAGCAATAGTTGACTTATCGGTAGCGTGACTATTAACCAAACGCACTACTCTTGCCGCAGTAATAGCAGCATTAGTAACAGCAGTTTCGGTTGCTAGTGGTTTGATGATCATTCTTCTGATTCCTCTTCTGTATCAGTTTCTGTTTCAAGTTCTGCAGAAGGTTCTTCTTCGGCAGGTTCATCTGTTACTTCACTTTCAGTTTCATCCTCAGTAGGAGGTTCAAACTCTTGACCGAACATTGCATTAGCAACATATGGTCTAGCAATATCAATACGTTCTGCTGCTTTCGCATACAGAATTTCCTTCAGTTTGTCGCTAACATCAGACGCCGAAGAGTCTGTGGCGATCAAATCGACAACATCTTCCATGATTAATCAATAAGTTAATATAATCTATTTATAACTCAGCCTTCTTGGTATCTTTTTGATACTGTGCATCAACTTCGGCAGCCATTGCATTCATATCTGGTTCGGCAGGAACTTCACCCATTGCCATAGGATCTTCTCCCATACCTTCCATACCTGCACCTTCACCTGCTTGTGGTAATGGTTGACCAGTTACTGGGTCAATTGTTGAAGGATCTGGAATGATACCTTTTTGAATTTCATCTTCAATCTGCTCATCAATCTCAATGATTTCCTGATCAGTTTGACGAAGGATTCTCTTCCTTACATATTCGGTAGAATAATACTTACCAATAAATGGTTCTACCTGAGCAAGAAGTGCAAGTCTACCTTCGGTGAGTTCTTTCTCTTTGAGTTCAGCAAACTGATTATCATACAAGAAATCATACTGAATATGATCTCTCATTACTTCCCAATCTTCGGGTGTAATGATATTTTTGAGAATCAGTTGAGTCTTCAACATATCGTTGAACATCTGAGCGAAACGCTTTCTCAGACGACCAACAAACTTAGCGAACTTGAGTTCATCTCTCAGAATCTCAGAAGAACGACCAAGGTTGAAACCACCATCAGCAGCAATTCTTGATTCGGGAACTCCAAGAGATCTGTAGAGTTTCTTTTGGAAGTATTCGATATCTGAGAGTTCTCCCAGATTCTGACCGCCAGGCAGGGTAGTGATCTCAGTTCCGCGACCACCTTCTCTTCTAGGTAACCAGAAGTCTTCCATCATAGACATAAACTTGCGGTCATCACGGACTTCACCCGTGTTTGCATCATAAGCAAGTTTGTTTCTGTAGCGAGACATAACCTCTTTGAGGTATTGCTCTGCTTTTACCTTGGGAAGATTACCAACGTCAATATAGAAAATACGACGCTCTGGTGCTCTAGACAAACGATAGATAACCAGAGAATCCTCAATCATTCTAAGTTGATTGAGTGACTTGATTGCCTTGTGGAGATATGAAAGAACAGTTCCCTTGTTTCTATCGACAAGACCCGAACTGCAATATACGACCGAATCTTTTGCAATCTTTACAGAGTCTTTTTTACCATTACCACCTGCGAAAGATCCTTTACCAAGACTTGACTTGGGAGTGTATACAAAATACTCTTCGATTTGTGGTTCTAAACCAACGTCTGCCTGAGTCTTTGAAATGATTCCAGGGATTCTGATATCCATCCTTGGATCTTTCTTTTTCTCCTGACGGACATACTTGATCTTCATTGGGTCAATGTATCTCAGGTCTTGGATACCTGCCTGAGGATTCTTGACATCAATGACTTTGAGGTAGTATACTCTACCATCAACATACCAGTTTCTAAAGATTTCGTGTGCCTTTCTATCGAAATCTAAAATTTCTTTGAGATATTTAAATTCTTCTCTAATCTTTTTCTTCAACCCATCACTTGCGTTGAGGTTGGAAAGTTCAATCTCAACAGGAGAATCGTAAAGGTCACTAACGATGGCTTCGTTTACAACATCTTCAATGGCACCATCACATTCGGGGTGAAGTGCCATTTCACGATATCTTTTAATGAGATCGTGTTCCGTTCTATAAACGCCTTCAATATCTACGTATTGACCGTAAAAACCACTAGCAATATAATGGTCAACCCCGTCCTCATTGGTTTGAGGAACGGGGGACATTACTGAGGGTGGTTTTTGGTCGCTATCAATAGAGAAACCAAAAAGTCTAGCCATCGTATAATAAGTCTACTTGTTATTGACTATTTAGTTGATGTCTTCGCCACCTGCATTTGCACCACTACCCTTGACTGCTTCCCACCACTGAACTTGAAGTTCAACGGTGAATTCTTGAATGCCTTGGGCGTCGTATGAAAGTTCGATAGGTGCAACCTGGGTTGGGAAAACATCATAGAAATGATACTTTCTCAGGGTGTCACCATTACGATCTAACTGATAGACATAAGCATCTGCCTGATAAGAAGCAGGATCAGTTGCTCCAGTGTTATCAGATACGCGGTTGATTGTATTCATCCACTTTTCGAAAGCGGAACGAACAGCAAAGTCGGTATCGTTGATAATAGTAATCGACCAGGTATCGAAGGTTCTGTCACCAGCAATCTTCAGGACTCTTCCTCTGAAGGGAACTTCGATTGGAGCAACGTTTGATGCAGGGAGGTTTGCTGCCTTAACAAGGAAGCGTGCCTTGTTAAGGATATCGTTTGCATCGGCAACTCCAACCAGAGCGGGGAACGAAAGTTCCACCTCAAACAGATTGGAGCGTGCGCCGCCACCAGCAAGCTTACTCTTGAAGTCGGTAATCTTTCTTAGTGGGGGTGGATTAAGTTGATTTCTAGTTGCCATTGTTTTGTACCTCTAAGTTTGATTAATAATTAAACGTTACCGATTACTTCTTCAAAAGAAACACCAGTTCTGGTAGCAACGAAGGTCAGACCAATGAAGTTGATTGATCTGTTTGGTTTGATAAAGATGTCAGCAACAAATTCATTGTTGTCGATAACAGCAGCGGTGTTGTTTGTTTCGTCACAAACAACAACGTAATCAAAGATTCCTCTCTTCGCCTGAACGTCGCGGAGGAATGGTTCAACAATATTGACGAAGTTGGTTCTTGTGATCTCGTCGTTGAACTCAAAGAGTTGATCCTTAGCAGCAGCGGAAACTGCCTTCTCCAGGTAGATGAAGAGGCGGCGGACGTTGATTCTATCGAATGCAGACGCTTTACCGAATCCAGTCTTATCACCGAAGAGGACGATACCGTCGCCAGGTGAGAAGATGACAGGGTTGATTCTGTTAGAATACAGTCTGTCTCTTTGAACTTTGCTTGGGTTGTAAGCAAGTTTTACTGCGTTGAGGATAGCGCCTCTTGAAGTACCCGCTGGTGAGAACCATGGGAAGTTGTTGAGGTCGTTTCTAGCGCAGGTTCCAGCAACGTCGCCGTTCAGTGGGACATAGCGGAAGGTATCACTAAATCTATCATACATGTACTTGTAACCACTATCAAAGACTGCATAAGTCGATGAAGTGATAGGTGCATAGAAACTCAGAACGTTATCTGTAATAGTAGCGTCCGAATTGACTGTTACTGAACCAACAGCACTATCGCTCAAGAATGCCAGTCTGTGTGGTGAGATAAATGCCAGAGCATCTTGTCTTGCCTCAGCAACTGCAATCAACTTGTTAGCAAGTGCCTGTGCGGTCTCTTTGGCATAGTTTGCCGAACCCATCAGCAAGAAGTCGATATCATAGTTATCGGTATTCTCGAAGAGGTCGTAACCAGCAGAGAGTGCCGTAAGAGATGAGGTCAGTGCTCCACTAGCAGTGATATCGCCTGTACCGTCATAGTTCTCTCCACCACTCATCGTGAGGGTGCTTGCACCGTTTGCAGCAAAAGTAATGCCTTGTGCTGGTTGATCCCAAACAACGTCGGTCTCAAGAGTAAAGTCTGCACTGAAACCAGCGGTTACAGTTCCTGTTGGTTGACTTCCACCGTAGATATACTGTGAGTTGTTTGCAAGATACTTTCTCCAGTAGGAAGGACTTCCTAATGAATACTCAGCATCACTTGCCTTCGACAGTGAGAGGTGCTTCTCAAGAACGGTTCCTGCATTACCAGTTACCGAACCAGTGTCATCAAAGACGACAACGTGAACTTCATCAAATCTTGAATCTCTTGCTGAAGCAAACTCGGAAGTGCCAGGTCTGTCTGCCAGAGTGTTCCAAGCAACGGTCGATCCAGTCAGGCTGACGCTCTGAGAATCGAACCAGTCAGATTGTGAGGTGTATGAGGTTGAACCAACAGCGGTTGTCTGACCCGTCGTGTGGATTGCAACGCTTCCTGTAGAAGAGAATGCATAAACGCCAGACTGTTGATAATCAACTTCTGTTACCGTGCCAGCAGCAGAAACGTGTGCCAGAACTTTGACCGAAACGTTAGTTCCGTCAATCTCAGTAATGATACCCTTAAGGTGACCGTCAAGAGTTGTTGTGGTTCCTGCTCCAGGAACAGTTGCTGAGATTGCTTGGGTTACGCCGTAACCAACTTGAATTACGGGCAGTGAATCGTTGGTGCTGATTCCAGCAAGAACTTGGTCTGCCTTTGCGTCGATAACAGCAACTCTAACGCCATTCGCCCAAGAACCGGGGTTTCTTGCAACAAATACTGCATTTGAAATTGTGTTCTCATCATAACCTAACTGGTTATAATGCGTTAAACTTTTGATCTTGATATCAGTAGTACCAGAACTGACAGCGTTCTGAAGATCATCGTCATCTGCTCTGACGACTCTCATGTTTCCACCATACGCCAGATATGATGAGGCAGTCAGCCAGTGTTCGTAGTGCTTATCTGTAGTAGATGGTTCACCAAAATATCTGAGTAAATCAGACTCGTTCTCCACCAGAGTTGGTTCATCTACGGGTCCTTTAGCAAAAGGTGCAACCAGAGCACCAACCTTACCAGAAGTCGTATCAACTCTACCTACAGTAAGATCGACCTCTCTTACTACAATTCCAGGAGATGCTAAATTTAGCGGCATCTTCTATTCTCCTTAGTCCAGAATTATTCTGAAATTATTTATTAAAAAGGGTACTTTGAACGGGGAAACTATGCGTGAACCGCTACCAGTCAGGATATTCCCACATTCCCACCCGTTCTTTTTTCTTTTTATTGGCAAGAACTCTCTTCTTAGTACACTCCTTACATTCATAAGAATATGCTGAAGGAAATGCACCCCTACCCTTTCTAGTAAGATAAAAGTCTTCTATCAGATTCTTAGATTTGCCACAAACTCTACAAGATCTATCATACAGAAGTATGTGTTCTAAGTTGATCTGATCTCCTAAGTCCATTAGTAATAATCCCACATATAAGAACGATCTCCATACTCGTCAGTATGCCATCTATCCCCATCTTTGTCTACAAATGTAGTATCGTCTAGACCGTCTAGAATAAATCCAAACGGTGCCATGTCCTGCTCGATTTGATTCTTCTGTTCCTCATAAATTCTTTTACGAATATCATTACTAGTCATCTCCTTGAAGTAGTCTTGAGCGACTAACCAAGAGAAAATAACTAGACACATGGCTAAGTCATCATTACAACCCTCTTCCGCTTCGAAAGAATTGTGACGCTGTGCAAATGTCGTAAGTTCTGATATAATATCATAGTCAACTGTCAGTAACTTATCGTCTTCCAAGAAAGTCTTTAAGTTAGAGCATCCCAACTTCTTCACCGCAGCAGTCATCCTCACACCCATCTGCGACTTCTTACCTGAGAAACCGTGTCCTACCACCTGACCTGCACGACCTCTCATTGCCGCCATTAGCATATTTTCATATTCCAAGTCATAGTGTAAGATATTGGCAACCTGCTCCCCAATATCATTAACTTCAATCAGTAACCAAGCGTTATTATATCCTTTAGCAACATCAAGAATTACATTTGGGAATAGCATAGGCTTGATTTCGTTATTCCTATACTTTGCTACTACTTTGTAAGGAAATTGGGTAATATCGAAAACAATAAACGCAGAATAGTCATTGCCCAACCCACGGGCAACGTCTACAGTCATCATATAGTTGTGCTCAGGTTTTGCCTTCTCGTAGATATCGAGACCAGCATTCCTTTGTATCGGGTCTTCATATACTAAGTTTCTTAGTTTCGCTGGGTTAATGAGTGTATTAACCGATCCTAAGAATTCACACTCAAACTCAACCTTGAACTGTTGTTCTGAAGTGTTGGCAATGGTTTGCTCTTTCCATGCTTCATCACGACCAGGAACTTCAGACCAGTGAACGTCTGTAGGTACATATTCATTCTTTCCTTTCTCCGCATCATGCCACATGCGGTAGAAGTGGTTCATACCCCTAGGGGTAGAAACGATAATTACCTTTGTGCTCTGTCCAGAAGAAATAGTAGGATAAACAGAGGCAAAGAAGTCATCAGCAATGTGATTCGGGATGAACGCGAACTCGTCAAGAAAGATGACATTATAGGATCCGCCTCGGACAGCAGATGAAGAAGTAGAGTTAGACGAAATCTTGGAGCCATTTTCGAGTTCTAAACTACCTTTATTCCATGATATAATACCCTGTTGCATCCACTTTGGCAAGTTTTCGTATGCAAGTTGTAACCTACCAAGAAGGTCTCTCGCAGTGGATGCTTTGTTTGCTAGGATGGCGATGTTAACATTATCGTTAAAAACAGCGTAGTGTAGAAGATATGATACACAAGTAGTAGACTTACCAGTCTGACGTGGCATCTTACAGATATTAAACCTATTATCATGGAAATTCTG